CCAGCAACAATCTGAAACAAATTGAAGGCGGCGGTGTTCAGTGCCGTGTTGCGGGTGCCTGGCTGCGCGGAAGCCACTGCCTTGCATTCGCGTTCGAGGGCGGCCTTGGCCCACGCCTTGGCCTTGGTGCCCTTGGCGAGCGTGATCAGCCAGCTCGGCGCTGGTACCGCCTGGTTGATACCGTTGGAGACCCAACGATACTCTCCACCGTTGGCGCTCTTGCTCGGCGGCAAACAGACGTATCCGCCATTACCACGCACATCGATGCCGGGGCCGATCTTGCCGGCACTGTTGCGGATCTCGGTGTTGCCGTCCCAGCTGAAGATGAGGTGCTTCCCACCGCGTGGCGTGATCGTCGTCAGCGTCTCCGGGATCGGACCGCGCTGAGCGATTAGCTGGTCGAGCGTGGCCTTACCGTCGATCTTCCGGGCGGGATCAAGATCGAGATCAGCCACCCACATCCCGCTGACGGGGCCGGTCGGCGCGCCGATCATGGCATTGGGCCATCTCTGCCACCACGCGCGGATCTGCGCCTCGTCCTTGCTGGCGTCCTTGAAGCCGTTGGTTGTGAGCGGTTTCTTGTCGAGCGGGTTGCATGGGAACACCGGGATGCCCAGTTGGCCGTATTCGAGCGCGGCTTCGAGCTCGGTGGGCGCCTTGTTGGCTTGCGCTTGCGGGCTCATATGATCTTCCCACCTAATTTGTGGAAAAGGCTGTGCAGGTACTGGTGCTGCTTGGGAGTCGGCTCGCGCCCGTACACGGTGCGTGAGGCCATGTCGTCAACGAACTCGTGGTGCTTTGCAGGAAGCCGGTGCTTCTCGCGCTGCACGAACAGCGCCACCTCGGTCCATTCGAGCTTGCCGTCGGTGTTGCGAAACGCGCCGGTGCCGTGCTGCTTGGCCTCGGCCGCCTTGACGCCCTCGGCGTAGCCGATGGCGCGGGCGTTCTCGATCTCGCTGCGGATTTTCTGCTTATCGGAATCCGTTAGACCGCCGCCATTCTTGACGTGCTCGGCGAGCGCATGGATGTCGCTGCCGGCGGATTGCAACACGCGGATGAGCGCATGCACCGTGGCGAGGATCTCGCCATCCTGGTTCGAGGATAGCCGGCGGATCAGTGCCGCAAGCTTTTCATTGGTGGCGTCGGAAATGGCCCTCATCGCCAGCAGCGCTCCTTGTGCGGGCACATCCTGCAGCGCCAGTCGGCAGGGTCGTCAAAAGCACGCGGAAGCAGCTCGCCGGCGCGCGTCGCCTCGATGATGTAGACAGCGCGATCACTCCAGAATTGCGCACGCTCGGCGTCGAACGGCACGAAGAAGTGCAGCCACTCACACGTATCAGCGTTGGTGACAGTGAACAGCGCGGGGTTGGTGATGTTGAGATATGCCTGGTAGAGCGAGACCTGGGCGAGGTATTGCGGATACTTCTTTTCGAGCCCATCACGCTCCACGCCGCGCCAGCCATTGGCGTTGAGAGCCTTGTGCTCCCAAATCGTAGGATAGATCAGATAGGTTCCCGACAGCTCAGGGCCGTGGAAAATGATGCCGTCGGCGTGCCCGCGCAGCGCACCACCGACAGCGGTGAACTCCAATGCTTCAGACGGCGCAAACTTGAAGCCAGCCGCCTTGAGATGCTGGCGCATGCGCTCTTCAAAGTAATGCCCGCGATTGAAAATCTCGCGCGTCCGGGCCGCGAGCTCCGGCTTGCACCACCAGTCGTACTGGATACGGCGGGCACATTCGTGCCCGATGATCGATGCGCCTAGATAAGGGCGCGGAAGCTCGGCAATCGTTGCTGCCGCGCGCTCGATCGTCTCGTTAATGGCGACGTTGATCGGCTCGATAGAGAGATTGGCGCGATTTAAGTTAAGCATCACATGACTGCGTGAGGTTGCGGCGCGTAGCGGATGACGGGGATTCTGTGGGCCTGGGATTGTCCGAGCTCGACGTTACCCCACAAACCACGCAGAATTCTCTTTCGGCTGCATCCCCGGGCGGGTCGGGTGCTCGAACCATTTGATGCGTCGGGTGAGGACAAGCTTGCCCACAAATTGCGGACAACGCCCAAACAGTTCCGCGCGCGTCTTTGCTGAATCGAAGTCTACTGGCAGCAGCAGTGCCAAGAATCCATCCCCGATGCGCGCAATCCCTGCAGTAATGAAGCGTTCGGCCAGTCTCCCCTGCCCGCCGAAGGGCGGGTTGGTAATCACAGCGTCAAACAACAACGGCGAGGAGCAGCTTGAGATAAAGTCAAATTTCCTATCGAACGCCCTATATCCGCGATCGACAATGTCGGAGCTGAAAACCCGGGCGCCGGCAGCCGCGAGCGCCTCCGACATTCGACCATCGCCGCATGCGGGTTCCCAAACGCTCTTGCCCTGAACACTGATGAAATCGGCGAGGGTCTCAGTCACCCAAGCCGGGGTCGGATAAAAATCGCGATCGATTCTCGCGTAGCCGGTCTCATGTTTACCCACGGCACTATCCTCACAAGCCGATCTCGTCGTTGAACTCATAGGGCGTCATCAATGGTCCGCCCGCGGCGGCATTGGCCTGGCGTGCAATCATGTCGGCGCTTGATTTACGGGTGACGCCCTTGGCGCTCAGATCGCGCGCGATCGTCGCCTTGCGGATCAGCGGCATGGCCTTGAGCAGGAACTCGATGATGGTGTCGCGCGGCCACTCGCCGAAGGGCTTCGACCAGTCGACGATCTCGGCGCAAGCGTCGGCCAATTCTGGCAGGATCGCCGTCACCGCGCCGGCGTCCCATGGTTGCGGATCGAGCGCGACCAGGCGGATGAGCTGCTCGGTATCGAGCTGCTCCGCCGCCGCCTGCTGGGCGCGCTTGCCGATCCAGGCGAATAGCGACGCGGAGAAGATCCATCCCAACTCAATGTCGGTCAGTTTTCCAACCGGTGTGCCGGGTGGGATGGGGCCACCTATCTGGACGACCCCACGCATGGCGGTGATGGCGGCGTTGGTGGCGTCGCGTTGCCACTGGTCCTCGAGTGCGGACAGAGAGACCTGCCCAACGGCGCGGATTTTCTTCATTCTGTCGACCATTTCGGCCGTGCGATGGGCGGCGCAGAGCTGGGAGGCGGTGTCGTCGGTGGGGTGCCGTCACCACCGTTGAATGGAGGCGGTTGCTCGATCGGGTGCCATTCCTTCCGGTCGGGCGTGATCACTCCCGCCAGGATGTTCTTGTCTGGCCAGCTGTCGCCACTGCCATCGTTCTTCGCCTTGCCCTTCTCGATGCCGATCTTGGCAATGAAGGTCATGTTTTCAAATTGTTTGAGACTGATCGTACGGGCAGCGCGTGCCTGCGGACTCTTGTCGTCAGGCTTGATACCAAGCGCGCTATCGAGAATGGCCTTGAGCGTGCCGCGGTTGATCTCGATGGATTTAGCGTGCCCCTTGGTCGTGCCATCGAGGATCAAATTCTCCCAAAGCTTGCGGCCCTTATATGCGCCGTCGGCGATGTCGAATTCGCAGTCGAGATACTCGCAGCCGCCATCCTTGCTGCGCTTGAGCATGCCGTCTTCGCCGACACCGCCGGCGCGGATATGCAGCACGGTCGTGGCGACCGTGCCATGCGGGATCAGATCGAACTGGGGCGGTGGAGCGTCAGTATAGTCATACGGCATCAGGTGCCTCCTTTGTTTGAGCGGATTGCTCGGGTGAAACGACTTTGAAAGATTTTCGCTGGCCGGGACGCGTGAGCTTTTCAAGCAGCGCGCCAAGGTTCGGCGGTTCAAGCTGATCGAGTTTTCCAGAGCGATCTTTTGCCGGATAACCCCATGGATTCGGGTTTGTGCACACGAACGCGCGCACCGGCTTGCGATCACCGAAGTCGATCCACGTCATGGTGACGATCTGATCGACAATCGCCGGCAGCTCGCGCCCGGTCTTTCCGCCCTCGATCTGCGGCTGCCATGTTGCGATATTGAAGTCGTCAACGTTCTTTTCGAGCACTGCCACGAAAACGACGGTACGTCCGCGCGCGTGCTGCAGCTGGTTTAGCCAGCCCACCATGCCGCGGCCGTGCGATGCGTAAATTGATCGCAGGTCCTTACGGCCGCGATCAGTGGTTGCTTCCGGCTGCTGCTCGGCCCAGGTGAAACAAAGCCGTGCGGCAGCGGTCAGACTGTCGACGAAAAGGATCTGATAGGACGCGAGCTGAGCGAGCTCGCTGTTCTGCATTATCTCCTTGTGGTGCGCCTCGCTGTAGCAAGCGGTTGCCGGCAGGGCCGGGTTGAAGCCGCCCAGCACGCACGCCAGGTCGCGGCACTCCTCCCAGCGCCGTGGTCGTATGCTCGCAACCGGAAGATCGGCGACGGCGCTATCTCCAGCTTCGATATCGACGAACAATGTCGTTGCGAGCATTTCCTGGCTTAGCGTGCGCAGCAGGCTGGTCTTGCCGACTCCGGAGAGGCCGTTGATGAACAGCTTCACGCCGCGCGGCTCGGCGAGCCGCTGATCCGCGGTGATGATTTTCATGGCGCGCTTTCTCTTGCGCGCTCTGTAGTTATCTGTCGCCGCGCGTCGTTGTCGGTCTGTGCAATTGCCTTGGCTTCATCGAGCGTGTCACCGATCTTGCGAAGCCAGTGTGTGTTTCCTGACTGCCTCTCCTGAAACCTGACCTGGAATCTGATTTTGCTTGCTGGGACACCTGCCCAGTGCGTCGCATTATCAGTTCGAACAATCCAGTAATCGCCGCCCACACCGCGTGATCCGCGGGCGCCCCAGCCAAATTCTTCGCCGCCGCACCAATAAAGCTTCTTGCGCATTGCCTGTGTCTCAGTACGAGTTGCTTTGGGAAGCACCGCAGCCGGAGCTGCGGTGCCCCAGCTGCTAGCGAGCTTCCACCTTTACCGCTTGCTGTTCGACTCTGGCGATGAGACAGCTGATGTTGTGCCGAATGTCGTTTACGGGATCGGCCGCTTCACAAACGTCACCGTAAAGCGCATCGAGCGCGTCACAGAGAAACTCCTCTTCATCGATGTCATAAAGCTCGAAGAGAATACTCTGTAGGTGCTGCAACATGCGCAGCGCCTGTTGTGCTAGGTCACCCGCTTTTTCAAGCCGGTCTTCAAGTTCTTCGTACATGGTGGATCTCCTCATTCCACTGTGAGCACGCCTTCCAAAATCAAATGTCGGACGACAATTTGTTTGACGAGAGCCGCCCGATCGAGCGCCTGCGCGCGGGCGAGCCGTTCGATCGCGGCCACAACATGTTTCGGCCAACGAAACGCCATGGTCGGATTCGTCCCGGTCGTGCGCGGCCGACCGCGCCTAGGCTTCCTCGGCATGGCGCCTTCCTTCGATGTTGTGGGTATTTTTGCGCCATTCCCCGGACGGAGAGCGCCCGTCAGCAGCGGAAGGAGCTTTACAGGGTCAGTACGGTTCGTGTAGATGAGCATCGGCTCATTCTCCTAATGGGGCCGAATTAACTGCTGTTGGCACAGCTTTGAGCGAGGACTGTCGGCCCCACCGTCAGTCCTCGTTTTTTTTAGGCGGACGGATTCTCCAGTTCGAGAAAATCGCTAGCGCGGTAGGCGAACCGGCGCCGGGACAGCTGATAGCGGTGTGCTCCGATGCCGAGGTCGGAGTTGTTTTTCAGTGTCTCACGCGACACGCCGCTTACCTTCTCGGCTTCAGCCGGTGAGAGCCAACGATCCCCAGGTTTCAATCGAGGCAGAGGGAGTGGATTGCCAGGCGGCCCGCGTGCACTATGGACATGATGCGCGTCGTGCTGGGCGGCGCCAATCTGTGGTGCAAGCGCGGCCTTGGCGCGGTGCTTGGCAGAATCCGCGGCTACAGCCGCTGGGATACGCTCAACAGGTTCGTGCTCCACCGGTGCCTCGCATGTTCGATGACATGCTCGGCAACGTGCTCGCTATTTGCGCAGATTGCACGTGTCCATCTGTCCAATGGACAAATGGACAGATGGACAGCAGAGGGCGGCTATTTACCGAACCCTAGTTCGTCCAGGGCGCGATCGAGCGTTTGCCGTGACGGACAGTTGGCTCCGAGTTTCTTCCCAATCAGCTGCCGTTGCTCGGCTCGTTCGTATTTTTCGAGCGAGCACCCCTCCTGTGTCAGCTTCCCCACGGTATCGAAAACGAGCTCTCTTTTAGAACGCAGGCGGACGGGTTTTACATCGGCGTTAACGTTTTCTTCATTGTGACTTGCTGAGTCGGAAGCCGGCGCCTCCGGCCCAACCATGACCAGCCGCAGGCCCGCCCATTTGACTCCGTTGAGCACCATGACGCCGGAATCCCGCGCCTCGAGCAGTGCCTCGAGCGTGATTAGCTCCGGCGGTACGGTCTGGGGCTTCTCACAGCCGCTTGCGTACCCTTTCAGAAGACAGTCACCCGAGAGGGGCGCGTTGTGGACTTTTTTCCAGATTTCGTTCTCAAGAGCCGTTAGCTCTCCCCCTAGGTTGTGGTGCCAGATACCGTTCCGCACAAAATCCTCTTGCCCCTGCCACCCTTGTCTAGAGAACAGCATCGCACCAGCCTGCTCTTTTGAGCGGCCTTTCCAGAGAAGAGTTCCGCGGTAGAGGACAACCTGCGCCGGAATTGAGCCGTCGGCATCGGAAAGCAACCAACGATATTGTTCTGGCAAAGCCCCGGCTTGAGGGATGACCCTGTCCGCGCGCTCATCCCATTTCGCCCGAACGTCGGGGTGCTTGAACTTGATAAATTCGAGGACGCTCTTAATAAACTCGCCAGCCTTAGCCATGGCTCATCCTTGGCTTTTGGTCAGGCCGCGTCCTGGGTGTTGGAAGCCACCCAGGCCGGCCGCATTATCTCAGGCGCGCCAACGGCACTACCTTATCCACGGCAGGGCGCCCCTCGACGACCGCGAGCAGGTACTCACCCCACGCGGTGAGAGCCTGTCGCATCTGCACTAAATAATTGGCTCGATTGTAGATGCCGGCCACTCCGGCCTTGTGGCCACTCACGTGATTGAGCAGGGCCTCGATGACGTGAGGAGCGACTTGGAGATCCTCAGCCATGCGCGTCGCCATGACACGGCGGAAATCGTGGTGCGTCCAATGCGAAAGCTCAGCTCCCGCCGCCTTGATGCGCTTGTCAAGGTTTGCCTTGCAAACCGACCAGCCGCTCATCGGCCGATCACGCAGGCGGCCGAATATGTAATCGCGCCCCTCCCGGCGTGGTCGGCCATCAAGAATGGCGCGCACCGGATCAGTAATTGGGACGCGATGCTCGTGCTTGTTCTTGACTCGCTCCGACGGCAGCACAATCTGATCACCAACGATTTCCGACTTTTTCAATCCAGCAACCTCAGCGGCGCGCAGTCCGGTCAGCATGAGCAGGCGCACGACCGCGCTGTAGTCGCTGGCATCGGCGGTAGCTGCCCAGATTGCCGTGAGTTCGTGATCAGCGAGCACCCGCGAACGCGATCGCTCCGGTTGCCGATTCACCAAGGCGGCGGGATTGGTGCTAACCAATCCCTCGCGAATGCCCCAGGAGAAGAAGGCGCTCAACGCTGCGGCTGCTCGATTGGCAGTCACCGAGCCGTTGCTAGCCGCGAGCGCAGTGATCCTTCCGGCGATATCACGGCGGCTGATCTTGTCGAGCCGCAGCCCGTGCAATGGCCGACAGTTCTTGCGCAGGTGTCGTTCAATCTCGGCAAGCGAGCGCGGCTTCAGGTGAGCCCGCTTGTGCGCCAAATAGCGATCGAGGGTGGCGCCCACTGTCTCAACCGCCCGGATGCGCTCCTCGGCCTTCGTAGCGGCCGGATCCTCCCCGAGGCGGACTCTCGCTTGCAGTTGGCCAGCGAGCTCGCGGGCACGAGCGGGAGCAATCGCCGTCACAGATCCGAGCGAGAGCCGGCGCTGCTTGGCGCCGATGCGATACTGGTAGACCCACCGCGCGGCACCGCCTTCGCGCAACCGCAACCCGAGACCTGGAACATCGTCGTCGAAATAGATCGCCTCTGACTTGCCGGCAGGAATCGTGAGTGCGACAACAGTCTTCTGGGTTAGTTTCATGGAGAGCTCGGATCGAGTTGCTTCCCAAAAGTGGGAAGCGTATGGGAAGCACGGGAAGCGTTTTCGATTGCGGCGCTTGCAGAAAGACTGATGGTTTAGCTTAAAAAGTGCTGCAATATCAAGCGCAGATTGCGACGGTTGCACAGATGACTGATGATGCGGGGTAAGAGCAGATTGAGGTTGAACTGATGTTTCCGCGCCCAACCCTGCTTGGCATTGGCCTCCTGTTCCTGTTTCA